ATGGCAGGTGAGTAATGGCGGATCAATACTGGCTGAGGTTCATTAACAAATGATTTGGGCAATCACAGTAATTCTCATCTGTCTTGCAATCATAGTCTTTGCCGTGTACGTGAAGGCAGTGGACGGCGACCTGAATGATGTTGATTGGGAGGCCATCTATCAAGAGGGCATTGAGCTCGGAAACAAGGCAATCGAGGAAACAGACGGCGTCCACATTGATGAAAAGTTGGATTCCCTGCGTTTTATTGAATCTGGTTTGCGTGCTAACACTTCAATTCCTATCTTTGGAAGAGCAGCGGATATTGAGCTGTGCAAGCTAGAGGGCATGATTGAGAGCTTGGAAAGATATAAGGAGAGGCAAGGAAAATGACTGACTATGTACTAGGTTTCGCGTTCAGCCGCGATTTTCGCTACGTTGCACTGGTGAAGAAGGACCGCAGCCCTCCGGGTGCAGAGCACATGATTGGAAAGTGGAACGGGATTGGCGGCAGGATTGAGGACAGCGATAAAACACCTGCGCAAGCCATGGCACGTGAGTTCGAGGAAGAAGCGGGCGTGTACATTGGTCCAGCGGAGTGGACGCTGTTTGATTTCTTCCTGGACAAAGAGGATGGCATCTGGGTCTTCTTCGTCAGCACGGACAAGATTCAAGAGATTGAAAGCATGGAATCCGAGCAGATTGAGCCTGTGTTTATTGGGGATCTACGTTCCTATCCACTCCACACTGGCGTTGAAGGGCAGATTGAGAGGATGCACAAGTTGAAGATGCCGTAAAACAATCCCGCTTCCATGCAGTAAATAGTTACATGGCGGACCTCATCATACACAAACTAGACGAAACCAACCTCCTGATCGACACGAATCCTGGCATTGAACGCGAGATCCAGGAGTCGTTTTCCTTCATGGTTCCCGGCTACAAGTATATGCCCAAGTTTAAGCAGGGCATTTGGGACGGATCTGTGAAGCTCTTTGACAAGAGCAAGAAAACATTCTACGTCGGTCTCCTGGACAGTCTACTGGAATTCGCCCATGAGAGCGGATATACAGTAGACTTGCGATTTGAACAGCAAAAGAACAACGTCACACGAGAACAAGTGGCGAAGTTTGCCGAATCGCTCAACCTCCACGCGCATGGCGACAAGATTGAGTTGGAAGATCACCAGCTCGACGCTGTCCACCATGCTATTGCAAACAAGCGCGGAGTAATCCTTTCCCCGACTTCCAGCGGCAAAAGTCTCATCATCTACACTCTTTGCCGTATCTTGCAAAAGAAGAAAATTCTCATTGTGGTGCCCACCACTGCACTTGTTGAGCAGATGGAGGGCGACTTTGCTGACTATTCATCTGAGGATGATAGTTGGGATGCAGTAGACCATGTCCACAAAATCTACAGCGGCAAAGAGAAAGAGGCGCGCAAGAACTCAACTGTCTCGACCTGGCAGAGCATTCACAAGAAGCCCAAGTCTTGGTTCGAGCAGTTTGACGTTGTGATGGTGGACGAGTGCCACGGTGCAAAGTCCAACAGCCTCACGAACCTGATGAAGAAGTCAACGAACGCCGCATACAAGTTCGGCTTCACGGGCACACTAGACGGCACGGAGACCAATGAAATGGTCCTGCGCGGGCTCTTTGGGCCCATAAAGCGCGTGATCACGACGCGCACGCTGATGGAGAAGGGCGTGATTGCCTGGTTGAAGGTCAAGGGACTGGTCCTCAACTACAACCCCAAGGACTGCCAGGAAGTCAAAGGTCTCACATACCAAAAAGAAGTGGACTGGCTAGTCACGCATCCCAAGCGCATGGAGTTCATTGCCAAGCTAGCACTGGCGCAAGAATCAAACACCATCGTCTTGTTCCAGTACGTTGAGAAGCAGGGCAAGCCTCTCTATGATCTGATTTGCGAGCTCAACACGGATCCTGATCGTCCCATTTTCTACATTTCAGGTGAAGTGAGCACTGACGAGCGAGAACGAATCAGAAAGATCATGGAACGTGAGAACAATGTGGTCCTCGTTGCATCCAGTGGCACAATGAGCACGGGAACGAACATTCGTAATCTACACTCGCTGATTCTTGCGTCTGGTGGCAAGAGCCGAATCAAAGTCCTGCAGAGTATTGGGCGGACACTGCGTAAGCACAACGACAAGAGCTATGCCACTGTCTACGACATTGCGGACAATTTGAAGTGCGGGACGCATGAGAACTACGGATTGCGGCATTTTCGGGAGCGTCAAATCTACTACCGAGAAGAGCAATTTCCATTCAAAACCCAGCAAATCAAAATTACATAATAATCAGCAACTTAATTCAAAAAGGGTCCAAAAATGACCCTTTTATTGTTTCAGACCAGTACATAGACACATACCGTTGAAATCCCGTTTTCTACGCCCTTTAATTTCAGTAACTTACAACGCCAAAGGAGCCCTAAAATGACGGTTTCTAGGGTATCATATCAATCGTTCCCAAAGCGTTGTCGTTGGTGCAAGAAAAAGCACGGACGAAGGGATTCGGAATGGTGCTCAGACGAATGTAAAACCAAAGACATGCGCCCTGCGATTGAAAAAGAGCTTGACAAAGAACGGTAGATCGTGTAAACTGTGGCTTACAACCGAATAAGGAGGACTCTATGGCAAACTTCATCGACAAAGACGAGTTTTGGCAATGCCTAAAAGACTACAAAGAGCGCAGGATTCAAGCAGAGCAGGAAGGTAAGCCTGAACCGCCTATTCCTGAATTTGCAGGAAAATGTTTCATGCTTATTTCTGAGAATCTTGCCAAGCGACCTAACTTCCGCAACTATACGTTCGTAGAAGAGATGATAGGGGATGGAATTGAAGCCTGTGTGCGCAAGGTTAAAAAGTTCGATCCCGATTATTCCAAGCAAGCGTTTTCCTACTTCACAATGATAGTATGGCGCACATTCGTCAACCGTATTCGCGTCGAGGCAACGCAGACCAAGACGAAAAAGAAGATGATTGAGAACGCCTCGGTCGATCTCATGAACTTCCTTGACGGCGATATTGACCAAAAGAAACTCTCCGAAATTCAGGAAGAGGCGCTGTCGCATTTTACGCAGAAGGAGGACTAAATGCGAATCGCCATCATTACTGATACTCACTTCGGAGAGAAAAACAACCACTCCAAGTTTCTTGCGCACTATAAGCGGTTTCTAGAGGAGCAGTTCTTTCCGACCATCAGGAAACAGGGAATCAAGTACGTCTTTCATGGCGGTGATCTATTCCACAATCGCCAATCAATTGACGTGAGAGCATGGCAGTGGACGCAGCGCAACTTCTTGGATCCGCTAGAGGACATGGGTGTGACGATGTACGGCGTTGTGGGTAACCATGACGCCTTTTACAAGAGCAGCCTAGAGATCAATTCTCCGCAGGAGTTCTTGCGTCATTACTCCAATTTTCATTTCTTGTCTGAACCCGGCACCGTGAACATTGGTGGCGTCTCGTTCCTGTTGATTCCCTGGATCCATTCCCGGAACAAAGATCAAGTGGTGCAAGCTATTACGGATTCCGAGGCTGACTATTTGATCGGTCACCTTGAGCTTGCAGGATTCCAAATGCACCCTGGCGTCTACTCCGAATCGGGTAATGGCATTGAAGCCCTCCTACAAAAGTTCAAGGGAGTGTGGAGTGGACACTACCATACTCAATCTCAGAAGGGCAATATTCGCTATCTCGGTTCGCCCATTGAATTCAACTGGAACGACGTAAATGACCCCAAGGGATTCCACGTTTACGACACGGAAAGTGACCACCTGAAGTTCTACAAGAACAAAGACCTAATCCACCACAAGGTCTACATGGGGGCAGACAGCGATCCCATTGATGCAACGCAGTACAGGGACAAGATTGTGCGCCTCATCATCACAGAGAAGGTGAAGCGCGCTAAAATCGACGCGACTATTGCTGCGCTGAATGAGGAATGTTGGGATCTCAAAGTCGTGGATCATGGCATTGACGACGCCTTCATCAATACGGGCGAAGAGGAATATGGCGAGGGCAAAAGCACTCTGGAAATCATTGATGAAACAGTGCGGGAAGTGGAAACTGACCTGGATCAAGACCGCCTTGCACACTTTATCAAGACGCTATACACGGAGGCAGAGACAATTAGATGATTGAATTTCAAAAGGTTAGGTACAAGAACTTTTTGAGTGTAGGCGAGCAACCTGTTGAAATCTCGTTTGATTCGCAGCGAACGCTCCTCCTATCAGGAGCAAACGGGTCAGGTAAATCGTCTATCCTCGAGGCGTTGGTGTTTGGCTTGTACAACAAGAGCTTCCGCAAAAGCAACAAGCCCCAACTCATCAACAGCATCAATGGCAAAGGCACGCTTGTTGAGGTCTGGTTCAAGGCAAACGGCAAGGAATATCATGTCAAGCGTGGCATGAAGCCCGGCGTCTTTGAAATCTACGAAGACGGTTCGCTAATTGAGCAGGAAGCAAAGAATCAGGACTACCAAAAGCACCTTGAGCAAAACATTCTGAAGATCAGCTTCCTCACGTTCTGTCAGTGCGTTGTACTGTCCACATCTAACTTCAAGCCCTTCATGGAATTGAACACAGGGCAGCGAAGAGAAGTGATTGAAGACCTGTTGGATATTAATGTCTTCACTATCATGAATCGCGTGCTCAAGGACAAGACACGCGAAACGAACGATGCAGTTAAGGACGCTGAACACCAGCTGGAAATGAATCAGCTGAAGATTGACAGTCTGCGCGATCAAATTGAGCTGATTCAGCGGCAAAATCAGGACACGCTTAACGAGATCAAAGCAAAGGCAAAGGAGAAGAAGGAAAAGTACCGAGAGGTCAAACAGCAAAAAGACGAGGTCCAGAAGCACTACGAGGAGCGTCAAGCAGAGTATCAGGAGTTAGTAGACCAGCTGGGCTCTAAGCAGCAACAGGCAGAGGAGACGGACCGCAAGCTAGCAACGAAGCTGGATAAGTTCCGTAAAGAAGTCTCGTTTTTCCAAGACAACGATCGTTGTCCAACGTGCTACCAGACCATTGACGAGGACTTTGTTCCGCGTCTGTTGGAAAAGCGTACGCAGCAGATTGGTGAACTGGAAACGTCACGGGAATACCTGGCAGAGAAACTAAAAGGGTTCAAAGAATGGGAAGAAAAAGCAAACGCTAAATCCAATGAAATGCGTGAGCTAAAGCAGCAACACGACAGCCTGAAAACCCAGTTGAAGATTCTTCGCGAAGAATTGGAGAAACTTCAAACGGAATATGCTGACAAGCAAGCGCGTCTCTCCCAGAGTTCACAAAGTGAGCTCGAATCCCTCCGCGAACTGGAATCCACCCAACAAACTCTCACAGAGCAACGGGACCAGCTACGCGAGGAGCAGGACTATCAGAAAGTCGCTCAACGTCTGCTAAAGGATGACGGTATCAAAGCAACTATCATCCGCAAATACCTACCCGTGATTAACCAGAAGATTCTCGAGTATCTCGACAAGTTTGACTTCCACACTGTATTCAGGCTTGATGAGGAGTTCAACGAGGAGATTCTTGCTCGGTATCACGACTCGTTCTCCTACGAGAACTTCAGCGCAGGCGAGCGGCAGCGGATTGACCTGGCTCTTCTTTTTGCATGGCGCGACGTTGCGCAGAAAAAGAACAGCGTGGCAACTAACCTGTTGTTCTTGGACGAGATCTTGGATTCCTCCTGCGACCAGCACGCGCTGAACTGCCTCATGGACATTCTCATGGATAAAGCAAAGCATGGGACTCGTGTTGTGGTCATTACGCACCGCAATACAGAAATGTTCTATGATCGGTTCGACGCACAAATCGCATTGGAAAAGGACGCGAGAGGGTTTAGTCAAATCTCAACAGTAGAAAAGGAATAAGATCCGTATGGGCAAGAAGTACAACGGCCAAAAAGAACAGGATCTGAAAGCACGCAAAGAGGGCCCAGACAAAATCAAGTTCAATGAAAAGGACATGCGAAATGTCTTCCCTCTGACAACGACGCAGGAAGATGCGTTTAGCAGCTACTATCAAGAGCAGAATATTGCGATGCTTGGTTCTGCCGGAACAGGTAAAACCTTCATCGCAATGTATCTTGGTCTACGCGATGTCTTTTTGAAACACCACAGCCGCATGATTATTGTACGCAGTGCAACCCCAAGCAAGGATATTGGTTATTTGCCTGGCGAACTAGATGAGAAACTGGCGGTCTATGAGGACCCGTACAAAGACATCTGCGATGCTCTCTTGCCCAACTGCCGTAATAACTACGACAACCTGAAACGGAGAGGATACATCAACTTCACGTCCTCATCCTTCCTCCGAGGGCAGACGTTTGACAGCGCTGTGATCGTCATTGACGAGATCCAGAACTTGACGATGCCCGAGATCCATGCTATAATGACACGCACAGGTGAAAACAGTAGGGTGATTATCTGCGGCGATATCGCGCAGAGTGACCTGAAGCGCCAACACCAAGCACCATGGAACAAACTGGTGCGCGCTCTTGAGATGATCTCTTCCTTTGACGTCATATACTTCCACCGCGAGGATATCGTGCGAAGCGACCTTGTCAAGGAATGGATCATTGCAACAGAGGATCTTGAAATCGCAACATCATAGAGGAGAGACACGATATGGCGAGTAGTGAGACAGAGGAGGCCATGGAACAACTGTTCATGAGCCACCGGGAGTTTATTGAATTGCTGGAGAATCTGGCGAATGATGTGGGTAGTTATATTGACGCAGTCGTCGTGTTTTCTGAGGAAAACGAGATGGAAATTGACGACATCGTTTCGCTACTCTCCAAATCGTACAGGCAGAAAATCAAACAGGAGGCATCCTCTTTGAATCTCTTGAAAGAGAAGCAAACGCACACGGATATCTCACGGTTCTTTGGGGAGTAAACGACATGCTGAACACAATCATCTGGATTGGCGTATTCGCAGGGTTCATTGCCGCAAACAGCATCTTCTTCTATAACAGGGGACGTTGGGTGCAAGCGCAACACGACGTCCAAGGGCACATTCAAAACCACATCACAGACACGCTGCAAGAATTCTCCGAAGCGTGGGAAACACACCAGCAAAAGTCCATCAACTACATTGAGCAGCGTATCATCTTGGATGGGCTTGAAAGGCACGGAATCCTCTACTACGAGGACAAGAGCGAGATCATTAAGAACGAGGATGACCTGGTAACGGACATTCGCACCCACTTCGCCGTGTATGATGCAGACGGCAATAAAGTTGTGGATCTGAAGGGGGACTATGAGTAAACAACTCGAAACCACAATCCTAGGAGGCTTATGCTTCCACGAGGACTTTTGCAACCAGTTCATTCCTCACGTTAAGCCCGAACACTTTGTAGAGCATAGTAGCAGGCACCTGTTCAAGATCATCAACCGCTTCATTGAGAAGTATGACACAAGGCCCAATCTTGAATCGCTGGTCCTTGAGCTGGACAAATACGAAGCAGACGAAAACTTGTTTGACGAGTGTAAGGAGCAGCTGGGCGAATTCAGGCACGTTAAGAAACTGAGCCCAGACTACATTAAGGACGAAGCGGCGCAGTACATTCAGAACCGGGCAATCTACAACGCAATGATGGAGAGCCTGGAGATTGTGGAGTCTGGCGATCCGGATAAAGTGTCTGCCGTGCCGGATATTCTCACGGATGCTATTGCACTGGACTTCACAACAAACTGCGGCATGGACTTCTTTGACGACGCGGAGCGCCGCTTTGAATACTACCATGACGCAAAGACGAAGATCCCATTCCACTTGGATTGCCTCAATAAAGCGACCAAGGGCGGTGTGGAGCCCAAAACTCTGAATATTATCTTGGGTGGAACAAACACTGGAAAGACTGCGTTAATGACTGATTTTGCAGCAAATTACATGCTGCAAGGCTACAACGTGCTATACGTTACACTGGAAATGGCAGAGGAGAAAATCTACCAGCGCATTGACGCCAACTTGTTTGACCTGTCCATGGATGAGCTAATGATGCTGAAGAAGGACAAGTTCATGGGCAAGGTGCAAGAGCTAAGGGAAAAGAGTGTTGGAAGGATCAAAGTCAAGGAATACCCGCCGTCTACTGCAAACGCACGGCATATCTCCTCATTGCTCAAGGATCTGAAACTGCACAGTGGATTCGTACCAGACATCATTTGCGTGGACTATATCAACCTGTTGCAGTCCTCCCGCTACTCCTCCAGCAACAACAACTCATATACCATCGTGAAGGCGATTGCTGAGGAGTTGCGCGGCATTGCAGTGTCGTACGACACGGCGGTGTGGAGCGCCACGCAGATGAACCGTGAGGGCTTTGCAACGTCTGATGTTGATCTCACGCATACGTCAGAATCGTTTGGTGTTCCTGCAACGGCAGACTTCATGTTCGCAATGCTGACAAGTGAGCAGTTGAAGTCGGCTGGTAAGTTGCTGTTTAAGCAGTTAAAATCTAGATATGACGACATTGGCAAAATGCCAGCGTTCACTGTTGGTGTCGACTTTGAGAAGATGAAAACCTATGATATTCAACAGTCTGCAAACATTCAGCAGGAGATCAAGAACGAACCTGTGGACCAGGACGACCTGTACGCCAAGTTCAAGGGAGGCTCAAAGAAGAAAGTGGAAACCTCAGACCTAAAAGTCTGAGAGCTGCGCAACGTTGGTCTCGGAGTTGGTTTGGGACCAAAAGTAGCGGCACAAGAAGTAAGCGTCCACAATATCAGAGCACGGTGAGGCATCCGGCTTCTGTTCTAAGACAGTCGGCATGTCAATACCCGTGACCTCGTAGAAACGCTCGCACATATCCTCTTTCTTAGCATTACCTCGCCCGGTTGCCCACTTCTTGAGGGAGCCGGGCGAAACCGTTTCTAGTATATCGCCACGCTGAATGAGGGAGTGTTTCGTAATGCCCGTGTTCTCGGCAATATGGAAAACGCGACCTTTGGCTCCCATCGCATAGTCCTCAAACATGACAAAGGCACCTACAGGGATACATGACAGTGCCCATTGACGGATCTCCTCAAATCGTGCATAATTGTCCATAGAGGAGTCGCCGATCATCTTTTGGAAGTCTAGATGAGGACCATCGTTGACTTGGTAGGTGTCGTTATCGAATTTGGAAAGGCTATAAATGATGCACTCGGAATCATACCACTCATCAATATCAGGATGCAAACAAATTGCAGGAGAGGTCATTGAGAAGTCAACGCCGACGAAGTTTGCCATAGCAGTCTCCATAAATAATTGAGTACTAAGCTATTTACACAGACATAACGGAGATTCGTATGTATTCGTTTTTGGAATTTATAGAAGAAGCTGCGTCCTTGGCACAAGGCGGCACTTGGGATAGAATTAAAGATGATCTAAAAGGTAGAGAGTTTGAAGTTTTGTCTGGCGATAGACCTATTGTTGACAAACAAGGTGATCCCATCGGTCAATTAGATGCCGGAGATACTATTGAAATACTCTCCCCCGAAGAGCGTAAAATACGCATAGGGCGTGGCAACCATAAGTGTGTCTATATTAAAGCCCGTAGACAAAACAAAGAGGGCTGGTTTCCGCGCAATAGCATTAAAAAACCCGGTAGTCGTTCTTCACCCACTAAGGTAGAAGATATCACTATTGGAATTATTAAAAAATCTTTGTCGCAGGTTTATAGTGAAAGAGGACCATTCACATTATACCTCGACAAAAAACACAAAATGAAAAATGTCGTTGACATTGTACAACCAAATGGAGACCCTAAAGCAGATTTTGTTGTCCTCGATCATCAAGGACGTGGTGTAGGGTTTATATCACATAAGAAGGGTGGTGGTGCAAAAGCATATCAACAATATGGTGGCATTTCGCGTGACCCGAGAAGTGGAATATTGCAACATGGTAATAGTGCTATGATTGAAGAAATCGACGCATTTTTGCATGATGCTTACAAATATCTGGTATCAACAGGAGTCAGAGATTTTAGAGAAATTTCTGAACGTATCTATCGCCCTGTTAAAAATGAGGATTTGATTAGTTTTGCCATTTATGGGTACGACTTTCATTCCAGCTATGGGTTAAACCATGTGAACATTATAGGTCAAGGCAGACCTATTTTTGAAGAGTTTAGAGATGGATACAATTTGACTTTTGATGACACAGTTCACCATAGCCCTGATATATCTTGGGCGCAAAGAGGTCCCTATCAGGCATTTTTTGCTCTTCGCAATGATAATAAACGTGATGCTACAGCCCTTAAATCCGATTTGACCATTCCAAACAAACGGGCATTTATTGTTAATCGGACCTATTTACATGCCAATTCAATCGAGGTCTAACATGAAGACGTTTCTTGAATTTCTCGAGGAAAGTAAAAACCTCCATATGGAACACCTTGAAGACTTGGTGTTCCTGCGTGGCATCGAGGGCACAAGACAAGCAATAGAGTTTCTACGCGGACTGCGTGACATGCTTGGCGGTCAAGGAAGCGGGCCCGAAGTTACAATGAAATGGGATGGCGCCCCGGCGATATTTTGCGGAAAGGATCCGGAATCGGGTCGTTTCTTCGTTGGAACCAAAAGTGTTTTCAACAAACGCACGCCAAAGATCAACTTTACGGATCTTGATATTGAAGAAAACCATGGTTCCGGTGATCTTGCAGACAAGCTGAAGTTGGCACTAAAAGAACTGCGTAGACTCGAGCTTGAAACTGTGGTTCAGGGCGACTTCCTGTTTGCACCCGACACCCTCAAACAAAAGACGATTGACGGGAAGAAGTACATTACTTTCCGCCCCAATACAATCACCTATGCTGTCCCGGCTGATTCTCCTGTAGCCAAAGAGATTCTCAATGCAAAACTGGGAATCGTGTTCCACACGGAATACACAGGAGGCAAAACCCTGCAGGATACATCTGCACGGTTCATCAGTGACCTTCCTCCTATGAAGAATCAACCGGATCTGTGGATTCAAAGCGCAGGCGTCAAAGATTTCTCCGGTCCCGCAACACTATCAGAGAACGAGACCAAGCAAGTTCAAGCTATCCTTTCCGAACTTGGGCGTACATTCCGCAAGCTAGATCGGAAGTTCGTGGATTGGTTGCAGAGTGAGGATGAGCTACAAAAGCTCGTTCTTATTCACCTGAATGAACTGGTCAGACAGGGTCGCGGTAAGCTGGAACCCAAGAAGCACGCACGCAGCCTTGTGGAATTCATCGAGGATCGTTACGAAAAGGAAGCGGGCAAGCGCAAAACAGACAAAGGTAAGCAAACGCAGAGAGACAAAGGCGAAGAAATTTCTCGCAAAATCAAAGACAACGAAGATCAGTTTGTCATCGCTTTTCACATCTTGAACTTGATTCGTGATGCAAAAGAAATTCTTCTTGAAAAGATGGAGCAGGTTCAAGCACTTACTGATGCCTTTATTGAAGATGCTGACGGCTTCCGCGTTACAAAGCCGGAAGGGTTCGTTGCTATCTCCAGTGAAACAGGTGATGCTGTTAAGCTCGTAAATAGACTTGAATTCGCCCGCGCTAACTTCCAGATGTCCAAGGAGCAATTCGGAAAATGAAACGCTTTCTAAAATTCATTAAAGAGCGTCGTAGTAACGACGGCGACGCAATCGTTATTACATTCGGGCGATTTAATCCTCCTACTATTGGGCACGAGGTTTTGATTGACCGCGTTAAGAAAGAAGCAAATGCTAGAAACGCGGATCACAAAATCTTTGCCAGCCAGTCGCAAGATGCAAAGAAAAACCCGCTCCCATTCAAAGACAAAGTGAAATTCATGCAGAAGATGTTTCCTCGTGCTAATATCAGCACGGATACATCAATTCGGCATCTCTTTGAATTGATGCCGAAAATAGCAGAAGAATATGATGAGGTGTATTTGGTCGTTGGCGCGGACAGGGTTCAAGAATTCGAGAAGTCTCTTTCCAGATACTGGGTTGATGAGGACGATCCCAATTTCGATCCGCGTAAGCACTTTTCTTTGAATCATTTTGAGGTAATTAGTGCCGGCGCGCGCGACCCCGATGCAGATGATGTGACAGGCATGAGCGCGTCTAAGATGCGCGAATTTGTAAAGCAAGATGATTTTGAGAGTTTCAAACAGGGGCTCCCAAAAACATTAGACGAGCGGGACTCGGAAGAACTATTCAACAAGATCAAAGACAACCTAAAGGGCTAGACATGACATACGAGTTTTACCTCGCGGAAAATACGCTATACACTACTGATGCCGAACGGAAAGCTATCCTGCAAGACCCGCAGCGCGTAGGTAATATCTTCGCGTTCAACTTCTTCGGCATCCTTGCAATGTATCAAATCTCTCATAAGCGCGGGCGTATGCGCGGTTACATGGACGAGAACCCGAAGATTCGTCTCGCGCATATCGGAGAGGACAATACTGATATGGCACTCGCTGTCAAGTTTGCACACGAAGCAGGTGGCTTGACGCAGGCGGCTGCTAATCAGTTCACGCGCTTGATGGCGAAGATGAAAAAGGCGCCGGTCGAAATTGACGACCAGGCGATCCGCGATCTTGCCGCAGAAGTGAAATGGGATCAGATCCGTCCGGCTCCACAAGTTCGCGCTGTCATTGATGCGTTCATCAAGAATGAGGCATCTCTTGGACAACTAGGTAAGGCGCTAGGTCCTATTGCACGCAAGTTCAAGGAAGACAGCACGGATTACCGTGAAATTCGTAAGTCATACATGCCATTGCTCAAGAAAATTCCGGACCTTGGGCAAAAGGCACCTGACAATGCTATCAAGACAGCCCGTGTGAGCCCCGCAGGGAAGCAAGACGCAAAGGATGCGCATACTACCCCGCAACCGAATCAGAACGCAGCAGACGCGGCTTCTGTGACGCCTTCTCAGGACACGAACCAAACTATTGACCACGGTCAGGAAGAAGATCCCAAAGACTTTGACGCCGTGTCTGTTGTGTCAATGCTGTTCCGTGCAAAGGACAAGCGCGAGGTTGACAAGATTGCGCAGAGTTTCAATACAACTGTCGAGGACATTTTCAACAAGCTCTTTGACAATAAACCGTCTCCTGGATTTTTCCGGAATCTTTTCAATGATATGAGAGCTGGGAAGACGCCCGCGGAAGCCCATAAGCTATTCCCTCTCCCTGAGAATTGGGATAAGGGTGTGAACCGATACATTGAGAAAGCAACTCTATCTACATTTCG